AAGTGACTTGTGCCATTGGCTTTCTCCAAAGTAGTAGGGATTGTGGCCCCGTTCCTTCAGTCGGCATTTGCGTCCCACTCACAATGAGGTGTTTCTTCTATCACTACGCTGATCATCTCAGCTCGTGTCTCTTCTGCGACTTTAAACTCATTCATCTTAATTAAAAGTGCTTGAGCTTCGACGCAAGAAAGAGTAGTTGCAATAACTGCTAGATGAAACATAATTAAATGGGATGAACGAATCCGTTCCGTGTCGGCTTACTTGCGACCCACTAGGGGTTGAACGATTGTGTTAATAATAACACATGCATATTATATAGTCAAGTATAAGTGTAGTGGTTGCTACAATTTTACATTATCTTAAGAACCTATCTCTAATTCCTGCTGCACTCTTGTTATGTTCACATATTTTATTCAACCAAATTCTTTCGGCAAGAGTAACCGTCCTTCCTAATTTTATCTTACAAGAAATTTCTACTACACGCAGCCTACTATCCTTAGATAGCATCAGTTATTAGAGAGATAAAACTTATCTTCCCCTGTCTTACACACTCTTGCTGGCTTAGAGTCATAAATCTGTGGCTCCTCTGCATTCATTAACCTACAAAATTCAAAAGCATCATGGTACTTCTTGAACCTAAACACATCATCATATATCTTAGCAGACACCATAACACCATCGCTGTTACGTCTCTTCATAACATTCCATTTAGTTATGTCTTCGACTTTACAGTAGTGGACTGCCCACATACCATATGGATGTGAATCCATTATCCTTCCTCCGCAGATGGTTTTTTACGTTTACGCCTCTTAGGTTTTTCAAGTTGATTAGGATTGTTCCAAAGTTTTGGTGATACCAAACCTTGACTCTGCTTCAACCACTTGAATCCCTTCTTATACTTATCATAATAATGATCAAAAATATCTACTGCCTTGTCACCAACAGCAACATCATGATGTGTCGTACCTTCATGTTCATACTGAATAATGTATGCAGAATAAGGTAGTTCCTTATTGTCTGCTACTTTGAGATCACATTTCTCATGGATTACGGTAATGCTCAACTTCTATTCCCCCATTGAATTTGTGGGAATGCTTCTTCAACACACTGCCTTGTAATCTTCCAGCGTTTACCAATGCGTTTATCTTTCACAAGACATAACACTTCAGCTTCACCTTGATGAAGGCCCTCAAGCAATTGAATAAAGAGAGTCTCTCTTCTTGCTTGACTTATGTTAGCACCACCTTTAAAGAACAGATAGAGTTTACGATACTCTTGAATGAGTTTAGTATGCTCTGTTTCCTCTGGTGCATCATTCTTTTTGTACGGAACCTCACCATCAGGGAGCATAGAGATTACACTCTCATCAAAGTTAGCAATAAGAATTGCCCTCAGTGCTGGAGAGTTCATCTCCTGCAAAAGTTTGATCTTTTGAGCTTTGGTTTTCGCATTACTTACTTTCTGTAAGATTTCATTCATTAATAATTGCATGGATATAAGCAGTAGTAATAGTATTTATTCTTCTTCAAGTTCATCCTCATCCACGAAGCGGACTGAGAGTAGCTCTTCATTGATCCAGTGACCATCTTCATCATACATTTCAGGGTGCAGTGTTTCTGTCTGCGTTGCTGTTGCATAAATGTGTTCACTAAATGCCTGTTTAGCCAACCAACCAACAATTCCTCCAACTAATAGAACAAGTACAGAAGTTATTGCTGAGAAGTAAATGATCTCTGGTGTCATGATTCATCTCCGAACTATTTTTGTGATTCCCACCTTAGTTCAAAATTGAAATGAAACTTTCGTTTAAGGAGGGAGAATGTTTTTTTAAAAATGAAACCTTTCAATTCTATTTTAGGTTCTGGTTTCTTTACCTTCTTATCTGGCCTCCTGAGCATGAGCTCGACACCTCTATTTATTTTAAGTTCACTCATCTTTCTTCCTAGATGGTCTGGAAATTAATTCTTTTTCTAACATCCATTTTGCTACTTCAACTAGACTACCTATAGGTTCATCATTAATAGCAACAAAAGGAAACCCAACGGCCATAGGATATTTCTTAAGGAGTTCACGCCTTATTGGATCGTCTTGTTGAGATACTACTATCTCTTCATAGTAATCTATCTCTGCTCTCTTGAAGAGTTCTTTCATTTTAATACAATATCCACATCCATGTGTAGTATAAAGTTTAATATCATAATCCATCAGACAAATCTCCTCATTTGTTCTAGTATGTATTTGTACGCTTTAACAATGTCTCCTTCATCTTTACGAAATAGATCTTTATCAAATCTCTCTTTCGTATTCTTTTTCCAGAGTCGCATGTTGTCAGGTGATAGTTCATCAGCCAGGAATAAATCGCCGTGAGCATCGTATCCAAACTCCAATTTAAAATCTACAAGGTCAATACCCATAAGAGTAAACAATGATTGTAACTCATAGTTAACCATCAATGCTTGCTCCTTCATAGGTGCAGGATCAATACCCATTAATCTTACACGATCATATGTAAGTAATGGATCATCCTTAGCATCATCCTTAAGGAAGTACTCCACTATAGGTGGTTGGATGAATGTTCCTTCAGTAATGCTGGTATTCTTAACGATACTACCAGCAGCAATGTTTCTAACTATAACCTCTACTGGTATAATTGTCAACTTTTTACACAGTAGTGTGTCAAGAGACGGTGCATCTATAAAATGAGTCTTAACACCTGCCTTCTCCATCCATTCAAATAGTAAGGCAGATATCAAACAACATATCTTCCCCTTCTCTTCGGGAAACTCTACGAGTCTACCGTTACCTGCTGTTACTTTATCATGAAATTTAATGAGCACTCTCTGTGCATCACCATCAACATCATAAACTGATTTTACTTTGCCTTCATTGATTATCATAGTTTCATTAGATCATCTGTTTGTATGGCATTTCTTCCCATATGAGCCAATCGTTTGGTTTAGGTGCTAACAAATAGCAATCCTTATCACTTGTTAGGTATGCTTCAACGAGTGCTTGTACCTCTGTAGTAAGTGCATCATTACTATCTGATAGTCTATGATTACTATGACCAAGATATACAAGTCCTCCTGTCAATATTGCAGCAGCAAAGTAACCTATGGTTACAGCATAATTTAGTTTAGATTTCATAATGAATTTAGTACTAAAGGTAATAGTTGATGCTCACATTGTTGCACTGCTCTGTGCAGTGTTTCAGGAGTATCACCAGGAAGAATTGGTACTTCCTCTTGTCTTATTATAGCACCTGAATCAAGGTGTTCGTTAACAAAATGTACAGTACATCCTGTAGTCTCTTCACCTGCCTTCATTGCTTGTTCAATAGCATGGAGTCCCTTATACTTAGGTAACAATGATGGATGTAAATTAATTATTCTACCAGGAAATTCATCACAGAATTTCTTAGAGACTATCTTCATCCAACCTGCCATCACTATCATATCAACTTCATATGCATGGAACAATGCAATGATCTCATCTTCATCTTTACTATAGCATGATTGAATGTTCAATCTTTCTGCTCTCTTTCGTGCTTTACACTTCTTTTTGTTGTACACCATAAGCACAACATCATGTTTAGGACATGCGTGGACTATGTTCTCGAAGTTAGTTCCTTCACCAGAACACATAACACCTAGTCTCATTTTTTAAACACTCCAAGTTTAGATAGTAACCACAATGTAACTATTGTCCAACCTATAACATACCACATATTCATTTCTCCTTGCTCCTATTAATAAGAGTTATGAATTTATCATTGGCAAATGTTCCAGCGAGACAGACATCTATCTCATCACCATCTTTCCAGTTGACAGTGCCATCCTTCTTGGTGTGCTGCATCGCAATAGCGATTTTGTCTATGATCTCTTGTGTTAATCTCATTCTTGTATCTCATCCAAACGTAGTGGTTGTGTCTCAGTAGGAACCCACTGATTATTTTCCCATTTGTATCCTGTACGTCCAAGATACTCTACCTCTTGCTCCCATTCAATGAGAGCCTCCTTAACAATTCCTTTGATCCATTTTCTAATCATTGTAAATACTCCACGATTTTAAGAATACCATAGGCAGTAAACACTTGGGGAATAATAAATGCCACCATTGCTACTACCCAGAAAACATAGTAATAGTTTTCTTTATTCTGAGTTCTCATTGGCTCCAGTCCTGATAAGGTGGTTCTTCTTCTCCAACATAATGTTGGAAATGCTTAGTATCAAAATAAGATGGAGGTAATGGTTTAACATCATCATATGCTCCTGCCATTCTCTTCTTATGTTCACGTTCATCTAACACTTCATTGATAAGGATCTTCATCTCCTTAGCAAATGTATCAGTGAACAATCTTCTTGGTGTAGTAATAGCAGGTTTATGTTTCTGCTTCTTATACTCAGGAGATGCCTTCCACTTAGCAAGGTCTTCTGGAGTCATAGGACCACCCATTCCTTGAGTGTCTATGTACTCGCCAGGTTTTAGTTTATTTGGGTCGCTCATTATCTGTGAGGATCGTACTTTTGAATAAGTGAATAGATGATAACAAGTGCTATCAGGGCAATACAGATGATTGGTAGTACTAAATTCATAAAATCCTCAATGTTCTTCCAAGTATAGCACGGCCTTCTTAACCATGTCAACGTTGTTTCCAAACTCTGTCAAACCTCTGTTGCAATGCTTACAGATGTCACCAGCAAGTCTAGCATCCTTAGTACCACATATAACACAAGTCCCTATCTTACAGTTACTTGCTACTCTTTTTTTAGTGCATTCTTTACACTCATAAGAATAGGAAGAAAGTTTTGTGGGATCTCTTCGACATCTATAGAAATCATCAAGAAGTATCTTCTTCTTTCCACAGACTCTACAATCTCTCTCAAGCAACATCAGATGTTCCATCTGAACTTGCTGATCTAAATCCATATCATGCATTCAATCATGCATTTATTTATTTGTAGAATAAATATATTTTTTAACTGTGAGGGAAGGAGTCGAACCTTCAAGTCCCGCCAGGAACAGTAGTTAAACAGACTACAGCGTTTACCATTTCGCCACCTCACAAAGAATCCCTAGTCAGGGATTGCTTGCATGATGCGAGTGACTCCTATCCCTCCACCAGATCTGGGGAAGAAATCGAATGATAGAAATTCATCGAGTTCTTTCTCAACTCTTTCCTTACCAAACTTATCATAAAGAATCTGTGCGTACCCACCATCAGAGATAGTATAGAATGTCTCACGCATTTGTTCTTTATCAGTACTACGTTCTGCACTACCAATAGTTTCCATACCATTTAAGATCACATCAATCTTTCTACTAGTGTCATCAGAATTTCTAGACATGTTCCAGAAAGGTGATGTCCACTCAGGGAATTTGGTAATCATACCTTGACCAATAGCTGCTTCATGTCCGTGGTCAAGTTCTCTTACTTTAAATTTTTCTGCCCACTCACCATAAGTCTTGATGTTCTCTTGTTCCAATGGTAATCCTATGTGTTCACACAAATCCATTTCCATTTCTCTAAGGTCATCTACACCTCCATGCATTTCAAACTCAAACATGGGGAAGATAGTTTCATGTCTGCCTGGTACAGGATTTGGTTCTGCTCTATAAGATGTAGAAAGACAGAAAAATCCTGGTGCTTCTGGATTCTTTAAGAGTTCATACTCTAACCACATCTGTCCTGTCTGTGGTAGTGGCCATATATTACCACCATAATTATATGTTGCTACAGTTTCTGGATCTTCACATGCAGCAAGGATACTTAATCTATTCTGAGTATGTACTTCATAGAAATTTTTGGACAAAAAAAATGACCTCAATAGGTCAAGCGTTTTTGTATATTTTTGGGGGTCAATCAGAGAGGTCATTTTAATTTTTGACAAACTAGTTTATTTAGACAAAAAAAGACCTCCCGAAGGAGGTCTTGTTTTGGTATTCAGTTTTTTGGAGTCATCCGATACGCACCGTATGCAGCACCGCCTATGGCAGCGAGGATAGCAATGAGTTCCATTAACCTACAGCAGGAGCAACAAGTGCAACCTCACTAACCTCAGCAGCAGCAAGATCAAGTGGGAAGTTGTGTGCATTTCTTTCATGCATAACTTCCATACCTAAGTTTGCTCTGTTAAGAACGTCACCCCA